GTGCAACCTGATAGTCGAGAAGCTATTCAATCAACAGCACAAGCACAGGCTCCGATAGGACCAGGTAATCTAGGCATACCAGGCAGGAGGAGCGTATAATGCCATATTATAGATTTGGATGCAGACATTGCAAAGCAGAATATGAACATCAGCTGAGTGTAATTGACTTAGAAGAAAAATTTAATGATGACATAGAAGAGTTTGAAGAATGGTTTGAATGTAATAATTATTGTTGTGAACCTGGAGATTTAACTAGACTAATGAGTGTTCCAGCAAAACATAGTAGTTGGGAAAGCACTGGTAAATACGGTGTAAATGGAACATATAACCGAGGATTAGGATGTGTGGTTTATTCGGATGCGGATATGCGTGCTAAAGCTAGAGCTAAAGGTCTTATCCCTGCTGATGAGTTTAGCGGCGGGACTTGGAGTAATGTTGTGGATAATAGTATCAACCAGGCAATCAAAAAACATAATGAGCACGAAGAAGCTATCAGCACAATTAAGAAATCACTCGATGAACACAAAGACGAAGGACGAGCAATAGCTGAAGCTTTCAGTATTGACCAAATGAAAGAAACAGGTGCATTAACAGCTGAAGTAAATAAAGAAGCAAAAAGTGCATAATTATTTTTTTTAACAAATAAATTAAAGAATATATATATAGTTAATTGGAGCAAATATGTTAGAACAAAAAGACGAAATGACAGAAGAATTTATGGAAAGAGAAATGCCAATGGAAATGCCAGAAGGTATGATGGAAGAAGCAGCACGAGCTGATGAGTTGGAAAGCACAATGTTCCAGGCTATAGCACCTGAAGGTGTATTTAGTCGTAATGCTCTAAATACTTTTGTTAAAGGAATTAATGAAGCACTTAAATTATTTCCAGGTGCTGAACCAGTTGCAGAGTTTGAAGATAATTTAGATGGACCAATGCCTGAAGCAGTAAGTAGAGCTTTAGGTATGATACATTCAGCTTATTCAGATTTTTCTGGTGAAGAACCATTTACTTTTCAGGACATTAAAACAGACAGAGACTTAAAAGAAGTTGCTGGTAAATTAATGGCTTTTGGAAAAGATAAATCATTTAGAGCCTTCTTAGCCAAACCAATGGGTGAAGAAGGTGTTGAAGCTATAGGTATTCGTATCGGACGAACACCGGAAGAGAAACCAGAAATGGAAATGTCTGGTAATAATGAAGAAGACCTTTTAATGTCAAGATTAAGATAGGAGACAATAATGGAAAATATCAGTAACACGGTCCAAACCACTACTGATACTGCCACAACAACAAGTGAAACAGTATCAGGAGAAAAGAAGTTTGACTTAAGCACTAAATCTATCAATGATAGAATTGGTAAAGCTATGGATGCAGCATACAGTAAACAACCTGGCGTTCCAGAAGCAAAAGAAAAATTAGTATCAGAAGCTACAGTAGAAACCTTGCAGGATGTAAATCTACCTACTGGAGAATTTAAAGGTATTGATTATAATAAAATCATTACGGATTTACCAGATGACGCACAGAAGCTTCTGGCGAATATCCGTAGCAGCTACACCCGAAAGACACAAGAGCTGGCTTCACAAAGAAAAGAATTAGAAGCACAATTAGCTGCACTACAAGAAAGTAAAGTATACGAGCAATTCAGTGAGGTAGCTGAAAGAAATACTCAGTTAGACCCATATGATGTAGAAACTTTTAATGCTCGTATAGAAGAAGAGGTTGCTAAGAGAATGCAACAGATGATGAGACCGATGCAAGAGCAATATGAACTTCAGCAAAGAAAAGCTAAGTTAGACCAGTGGACATCGGAACATCCAGACTATTTAGATTATAAACAAGATATAGTGTCTCTACTTAAAGAGAACCAAGCACTCGACTTACAATCTGCATATTACATTGTAAAGGGTAAAGCACAAACTCAGAAGACTAAAGAATATGAAACTGAGTTAAAGCAATACCGTGATGCAGCACGTGAATACGGATTGAAAGTAGGTGCAGGCAATACTGCCACTTCTAAGTCACCACCGAAAGGTTTAAAAGGTTATGAGTTATATAACTGGATAAAGAATAATAAAGGTTCAAAATAATGAAGAACATTATATTTATAAAATATACAGGCCCTGTATTAATAGCTCGCAACAGGACAACCTATAGACCCAGCAATGGACAATCTTTAGAGCAAATCACAAATGTAACAAAAGCTATTAAAATTTTGGAGGAAACAAATTATGGCTATTTCTAATGATGTATTGTCGTCAACCCTCCGTATTCTTTTGGAAGAGGAAGTAGACAACCTTTTTAAGGCTACTCCACTTCTTGACCAAATGAAGAAGAAGGGCCAAATCGACTTTTATGATGGTGGACAAAAATTAGATGTTCCACTTATTTTGGCTGAACACAGCTCAATCACTCAATTATCAAACGGATATGAACCCGTTAACCTTGCAGTTCAAGACTCTTTGCGTAATGCTTCTTATAACTGGTGTGACTTTGTTGCTCCTATCGTTATTACTGAAAAAGAAGAGTTGAGTAACAAAGGTGAACGCGCTATCGTATCTATCGCTGAAGCTCGTATGAAGTCTGTTATGGGACTATTACAAAGAGAATTTGAAAAGCAAGTTATTGCTGGTAACTCAGCAGTTCTTTCTGAATTGAATACTCTTAATGGTATTGGTTCTTCAGCAGGTTTCTTGGAAGGTGCAACATTTGGTTTGCAAACCAACACAGTTGGTGGAATTGCTAAATCTGCTTTCCCTAACGAATGGCAAAACCAAGTTGTAGATAGTTCTTCTCAGTTCTCTACAGGTAATGCTACTGGTATTAAGGACTTGACTGACCTTTATATTGCTGCTCAACTTAGAACTCCAGGTGCTGGTGCTCCAGACCTTATTCTTTGTTCAGCTGATATGTATGCTGGTTATAAGAAGTTACTTTATGCTAATGAAAGATTTATTAACGAAAGTGCACTTGATGGTGGTAAATTAAGTTTGGCGTTCCACGGAGCTCAAATGTATGTTGACCCATTCTTGCCTATCAATAATATTTCTGCTATGGCACTTAATACCAACTATATGAGACTTGCGATGGATAGCGATGCTAACTTCAAGATGTCTGATTTCGAAACAATCTCTGGATACTGTGCACGAAGTGCTAAGATTTATACAAGAGTTCAGCTTTATGCAGAGCACTTGGCATCTCAAGGTATCCTTTTGAACGCTGAAACTTAATAGGGGGTGAAAAATGGCTACAAATAGATTAATACAAAAACTCTTCCGATTTGATGAAAGCGGTGTTGGTGAAGACGGCATCACATTCTCAGACCGTAGACAATATGAAAAGTTCCGTGTCCAAGCTGTAGGTGTATCTCAAACAGAAACAATTGCAGTGGGTGATGTCGTAGCTCTTGTATATACTGCAGGTTCTGATGGTGCTATTGCATTCAATGTAAAGAAATGTCCAGCTGATGGAGCAGCCCTTGGTATTGCTATGTCTGCTGGAACTTCTACAACTGATGCTGATGAAATCCTTACTAGCGCCGATTATATCGATGTGTTGTTAACTGGAATTGGTGAAGCTACTGTTGATGGTGAAGACCAAGGTGGAGCTGGTGCTACTATTAGCGCTGGTGATTACCTTTGTGTCGGAGATACAGCTGGAGTATTCTACAAGTATACTGCAGGTTCTGATGCTGTTCCTCAAGCTATTGCTTGTGAAGGACAATCATCAGGTGTATCTGGACTAAAGACAGTATTTATGCTCTCTCAGTTCTAATAGAATTCTGCTGGCGTTGGGTTGCCGCTTAGTAGTAGCCCATTCTCCTGATAAATTGCAGACCCGCTGGCATACCGGTTAAAGTATGCTTCTTTTTAAATGTGAGGCAAAATGAATTTAAAACAAATACGAGATATGATTAGTTCTATAATTGATTATGACCCTAACATAACCTCATATAAAAATGAAATTAACAGGGTCATTAATGAGAATTATTTAGAGTTTATGTCTTTGCGAACCTGGGGATTTGCAGATGTAGAACTCGATGTTTATACAGAACCTGACTTACAAGTTACAGGTTGCTCAACTACTTCAACCACAGCAGGAAGTAAAGAAATTACAGGTGTTACTGGAATAACCAGAGGACACAGAGGTTCCATTGTTCAGGTAAGCGGATGTGCTGATGAAAGAGACAATGGAGAATTTATGATTGATGATGTGTTTGGTTCTACAATTTCTATTAGTAAAATGACCAGAACACAAACATCACAATTCTACTGGCCTGGTTTTCATAGTGTTAATAGTGGAACAGTTACAGTTAATATTATGCAGAGATATTTACCATTACCTCAGGACTGTGACTATCCGATATCTATTAATATTAGAAATCCTATAGAATACGGACAAGCAGGTTACAGGTCAATGTATCAATTGTCTCGTAGAAGAGATGATGAACTTAATTTAAAATTAGATTTAGTTGGAAGTCCTACTGACTGGGTAGCATATGATACACTTCCAGAAAAAATACTTAATGTTGCTGATATTCCAATATATTCAGAAAACTTAATTGTAGAAGAATTTGGAACTACATCACCTTATTGGCCTATTGGTGACTATGAATTTAAATACTGTTATAACTTCAGAGGTGTTAATGGTCCACTATCTGATGCTGTTCCATTTAGTGTTACATTGGCTAATGCTGGTTTAAGGTTTACCACAGAAGACACAACAATATCAGGAACACAAGGTATAAGTAAAAGACTATTTGTAAGAATAAAAGATGTAACAGTTGGTGGTATAAGATATCAAGAAGATATCTGGAGAGACTGTGCTGGTTTATATACAGGTTTAACATCAGCTTCTTCTACTGGTGAGAAGTTTGTAGAAATCAAAGATGATGACAAATCATTTGACTGGCCTAAAGCTGCACTTAATCCTAATATTGCTACATTAAGAAGCTTACCAAGATATCAAGATAATGAAGGTCGTTGTTGGAGAATTCGTTTATATCCACATCCAGCAGGAGATATAGACAATAATAAAGGTCTTCCAATTAGAGTTAGATATAATCAGCAAGCAACTCGTTTAACTGAGGACTTTGATACACCAAAGATGCCATCAGATAGCCACAGATATTTAGTTTACAGAAGCTGTGAAGACTTATTTATTAAGTTTAATAACCCATCACAAGCACTTTACTATCAAAAGAAAGCTGATAAAGAACTCAATAGAATAGAAGCAAAACATCTAACAACTCCTGCAGGTCCTTGGATAAAAGGTGCATACAAAGGTGGTCCTCAATACAGTAAACCTTGGATTACCTTGACACATAAAAATTAGGAGAAAGGATGCAGTCTAAACAAAAAGGCGAAATATCACAGATTACTGGGATGTATCAGGGGTTTCCAGAACCTCCGAATTCTTGTCAAATTATTACTAACTTTTTCTACGATGACAAGACTAAAGGTTGGAAAAACTTCTTCGGTTATGAGAAGTATTTTACCGGAGAAAACCTTTATAGAATTGGTGGCATTGGACCATATCCGTTAAACGGACCGATACATTCCATTTTTAACTGGGCATCACATAATGGTGCTAAACAACATTTACTATTTGAACAAGAAAATAGTTTGTTTGAAGTAAATGGTTCTGTTAAGAAAGCAGAAGAAATTATACAAGGTAGAGATGCACCACAATCTGCTGACCCATTAACTTGTTATGAGACTATGGGCAATTATGTTATTATAGCTTCAGCTAATAATGATATTATAAAATATAGAGGTGGTAATACTATAACAAATGTAGGATGGAGAGAAGCAGCTGCACCTCCAGGAGTTAGAAGTCCTGCATCAAATCCAAATGACAGAGCTGGTGGATATTTCTTGTTTAGCACTGAAGACTATATTAAATGTCAGTCAACAGGTTTGGTAAGTGTTACAAGTAAAAACTATCCAGGTGTTGGTGATAAAACAAAAGACGCTACAAACAAATATTTTTATAGATGCACATTTATAAATGAAAACGGTAGTGAAAGTCCTATCAGTCAATTATCAGATAGTGTTACTTGGACTACTACAGAATTTCCTAAAGATGGTGTTAATACAACTAGTAGAACTGGTATTATATTAAGTTTACCAATGGGTCCAGCAGGAACAGTAGCACGAAAGGTTTATAGAACTCGTAATGATGGAAACACTTGTTTCTTTGCTTTTACAGTTTATGACAATTGCACTGAAATAGTTACTGACTATTTAGAAGATGACCAGCTTGGAGCTGAAGCACCTAACCCTACAGATAGTATACCATTTCCTAGTTCTAATCCTAGATATGCTGCTGGCTTTCATAACCGTTTATTTATTGACGGTGGTAAGAATGAACCAAGTAAGATATATTACAGTAATGCTTTACAAATGGATAGTTATGCTGCTGCTAATTATTTTGATATAGGTGGTAGAGATGGTGGAGACATTACTGGTCTTTTTAGTTATTATAATAATTTATTTGTATTTAGAGAACGAGCAATAGATGTTATTAGACAAGACCAAGCAGGACAGTTTATTATTACACCTTTCATACAAGGTATTGGATGTGTTGCACATTCTACAATAGCTAATACTCCTCAGCACGGTTTAGTATTTCTTGCTGAAGATGGAATATATGCAATACAAGGAAACTATGCAGGTTCAGAATTAAAACTTAATAAGCTATCTAAAGGTGCTGACTATATGATTGAACAATTCAGTCGTAGTGGAACAAAGAAAGCTTGGGCAGTTTATTGGCCTGAAAAGAAAGAGTATTGGTTAAATGCTCCAGACTATGGTGATAATCAAATTAATATTGGAATAGTTGTCCACGAAAATGGTGGTCTATCTGTAAGAGATAAATGGCCTATGGCTTGTGGAACTATAGACTATGATGGTAATTTAATATTTGGTCATCAATATGGTAATGCTTATCAGTATAATGATTTACCAGCTGGTGAAGAAGTAGGTAATGGTTTAATGGTTGTTAGCTCTACAAGACAAGCTGGATATAAAGTTGATGATGCTTTAGACAAGTCTATTATAGATGGTGACCCGATACAAACATTCTTTAGAAGTAAATGGCACGACTTTGGTTATGGAGCTCTAAAGAAACAGATACATTATTTATATCTTTATGCTTATACAACTGGACAACAACCAATTGATATAACATA